CACGGTAGAGGGTTTCATCGACGAGGTTTTGCAGGTGTTGGTTCATTAAATAGCAAGAGCGGTCATGCCGAGGACCATGCCGCCAGCAGCCATGCCGGAGCCCATCATGGAGTTTTGAGAAGCGCCTGCGGTGGCGGCCCCTTGGATTTGCGCTCCACGCAGGGCAGACTGGTTGTTTTGGAAGCTGTTGTAGCGGGAGTCCAGCATGTTGGCGTTGAAGGAATCGGTTTGCAGTTGTGTGCCGGTATTAAATCTGGCGATGTCTGCATTTTGAGAGGCAACGCCAAGGCCGATTTGAGCCGATGGGCCAAGCGCCAAAGTGCCAAGGTTGTTTGTGCCAAAGAAATTTTGCTGGCTCATTCCGAGGTTTCGGAAGAGCGGGTTGTAGGTGGAACGAACGCCAGCCATATCCACGGCAGCAGTCATTCCGGCGCGGCGCGTGGCGTCCACATAATTGGAAGCGGCTCCGAGTTGATTTATCGTTTGTTGAGCGGCCCCGAGGCGGTTTTGCTCGTTGGCGACTTGGGATCGATAGTTGTTTTCGACATTGATGCCTCCAGCAGCGAGGGCGTTTTGCTGGTTTTGGAACTGGCGGGTTAAATCGTTTTGCTGCACGCCTTGAGCAAATCCTAAATCCTCCATTTGGCGCTGGCGGGAGAAGCGGTCGCGGTTGAGCATTTCGGCAGCGAGAGCAGATTGGCCAATCCCAAGGCCACGCGCAGCCATCCCGGCTCGGGCGGATTGCATGGCATCTCGTTCCTGCTCCGGCGTAAGGCGGCCCAAGCTATAGGCTTTATCCATAGCTTGAGCGTAGAGAGCTTGGCCGAGCGGGCCATCCTCTACCGGGGCAACATTGACGCGCTCTTGCTTGATCGGCGCGGCTTGGAAATTCTGCTTGGCTTGGTCGAGAAATTGCTGGCCTTGCTCGGTGATCTTCCCAAGTTCCTGTGCATACTGATCCGCTAAATCCAAATACTCGTAAGTGTATGGGTCGGCCTCTTGATAAATTTCCTCCACGCTTGGTGGGGTTGTGTTTAGCCCGGTCTTGGCGTCTTCAATCGTTTTGTTGTATCCTTCCAGATTGGTTTTGAAACCAGTCAGCCTAGTATTTACGCCGGTTAATTTATTTTGGAGGCCAGCGACTTTTTTAGTGACGCCGGTTTCGGCGAGTTTCTTCTGATCTGTAATTTTTGTGTTGAGACCAGCTATTTGCTTTTCAAGAGCTTTGTATTGCTTCGAGCCCTGTTTAGCTGCACTAAATTTGTATGTGAGCTTTTCGGCTTCTTTTTCCAATTTTGCTACAGCTGAAGCGGCTTTTCTTTTATTTGCCTCAGTCTCCTTGGTTATTGAAGCATTGAGTTTAGAAGCAGAGGCTTCGGTTTTGGAAATATTTTTGCTTGTCGATCCAATAAGTTTTTGATTTGTGGAAATCGTTTTATTGAATCCCGCTGCCGCCGTTGGGTCGATGGTCGTGCTACGACCGCCAGTTTGCAGGTAATTTGTTAGAGCATAGATGCCAGAATTTGCACCTGCCTTATTTGCATTTAATACCGAGTTGCTGATTTGATTAACCCCAGAGGAAGTATCTCTATAGACGCTGCCGATATTGATCGGCTGGACTGGAGCAGGAGCGACAATCGGCTGCGCTTGCGGAGGTGCTTTGGGTTTAGATTTTTTAGCCATAATTTATTATTGTTAAATTAAAACCCCCACTTTGCTGAAAAATAGTTGTTTATGTTTTGTATGTCTTTTGAGGAAAGGTTATTCGGCCTTACATAAAATGCGATTAGAGCTCTCGTCCCGTTTAAGTTTCCGTAACTCGTAGGATCGCCGCCATGCCCGACATAAAAAGTGCGTGCCGCCGAGTAGTTGCCGCCGTTATCCGAAGCGGTATTTTGCGAGCGCAAAACTTTGTCGATATAAAGCTGGTAAGTATAAGAAGCATTGATTGCTCGCGGGAAAGACGCAAAGGCGTAGTAATAATTTGTGTTATTAAAACTTGCTATGCTTGGGTCCCAAAATCCATTGGTATGGAAACGATGCTGCAAGGTGCCTAAATAATTAAACACCTGCAACCGCCCGGCGTCCGGCCCCGTCATGCCCCACAGGTGATCATTCGTGTTGTTCGGCCAAGCGTTAAACCTCGCTACATAAAACGCATACACCTTGTTTTGACCCAACCCAGGGAAAGCGGCGGTCATGCCATCGGAGTTGAAAGCCACGACATTGCGCCCATTACGACCAGAAGTTAGCAGCGTCGGTCGATAAGAAGTCGTCGATTGCGTGAGGTGCCTCCCGTTCCCGCTCATGTCTTCCCAGCGGGCAATTGCGCCACCATTAGCAGTGACTAAGGAGCCTCCGCTGGTGGCAGAGTAAAGCCCCTGGGTCGCATCATACCACGCCGCAAGACCCGACACGCTGCGCGGGTCGGTAAAGCGTTTTAAGGCAGAGAGGCGTTTGAGGGCGATTGCCATTAGTGGTTTTGATCGTTCACAAAGCCAAACCAAGTCGCTCCCCCGTCATGCGTGAGGAAAGACAATGTATCTATCTTGCCATTCGTGCCCGTCATGGCAGGAGCCGAGCCCCCACCCCACCGCACCGAGCCAGGCCATGTCACCGTGCGCACCGTGCCATCATTCACAAATTGCACCATAAAGCTAAAGACCTTGGGCGATGCTGGCGCGCCCGTGAAAGTCACGGTCACATTGGAATTGAGCGCGACATAGAAAAGCGCTGCCTGGCTCACATTCAGCGCCAACGCACTGGCGGCAATCGTTGGCGTCGCCTTCACCTCGGCAACCGGCCCCAGATTAGCCGCCCCCGTCACGCTCAAGGCACCCGCAGTCGCTATGTTTTGCGCACCAAAGTCCGGCGCGATTTTCGTTCCAGATATAGCGGCGGTGGCCGATATGTCGGCATTCTCTATGTTTGCAATCGTGGCTAAATCCACAAGAGCGTGTATGCTTTGCGTCGTTACGGTTTCGCCGTTGATAAAAGTTTTGCCTTTTGTGAGAGTAGCCATGGTTAGTTAAGAGTTCGGGTTTCAGAGCTGAACATTCTGGAGACAGCGGCTTCTGCCGTGATAGCCCGTAGGATGGGGCGTCCAGAGGAGGTGCGGAAGCGGAGGTCAAGAGCCGTCGCCTTGCACCGCAGCGGCGCTTTGATTGTGTAATCCTCCGCGCTGGAGTCGGAGTTCTCGATGCTGGCGACCTGAAAATCAGAATCATAGTCCGTGGTGATCGCATCAATCGCACACACCTCCGAAGGCGACAGCACCACGCTGGCTTTCGTGCGCAGGAGCCGCTTGGAATTGAGCGTCCCAAAATTATACCGCCTGGTGATCAGTTCGGATTTTACGATGTTAAATGAGTTAGATTCGGTCTTATTGGCGAGATCGTCGCCGTAGTCATTCTCATCCAGTAGGAACAAAGACCCTGCCCGACTGGCCGCAAAAAGGCGGCGCTCGCCATTATAGGTGGCTACGATCAGCTCATCCAAATTCAGCGAGTAAATGTCCTTGCTCTCCCAATTTTGCGTCAGTGAACTCCAAATAAAAACCGCATTGTTTGTGGTCGCAGAAGCCCCCACAGGAACCGCGAGGTAGTAGCGATTGTTCCACCACCGCCCCACGGCATTCCGTGAATAAACCGAGTTGATTTTGTCAAACTGATCGGCAATGGGGTCCGAGAGCGGCTGGGTGTTGGCGCGGAGTTTCAGGTCGAGCTGGGTGTCGAGGCGGTAAACTCCGGCGTCCGATAGGAAAAACACAAACTGACCGGCGGTCTGGATCGAGCGGCGGGCCACGCAGCCGATCTCGTCGGTGAGGAGCGTTAGGCGGGAGACGGCAGAATCTACAGTGAAAGTGTCGCCGGTCGCATTGCTGGTGTCGGTGAGGTTGGCAAGCCAGATCGAGTTGCGTAGGAAGACCAGCGCCTGCCCCTCGACCCATGGGTGAATGGCGACGAGGTAGTCGTTGCTGCCCTGGTTGGCGCGGAAACTTTGGAAAAACGGGTCGTAGAGGTCGGGGTCGAGAACATCCGAGATCGCCACGGTGTCGCGGCCATCAGGAATCCAGAGTCTGTTTCCGATATAGCTGGCCCAGCCAGTAGAGCGCAGGGTTTTGAAACTCACGCCCTCGGCAGGCACGCCCGAGGCGGCGCGTTGAAACTCCATCGTCGAGCCATCCCACCAGAGCGGGGGCTTTACTCGGCGGACTGCGATGTCGGCGGAGACATCCGGCGCAGTGCCAGCAGGCACCTCGATGGTGAAGCTGTTGGCCGTCGCGGTGAGAATGTCAAACTCATGGCCTTGAAAAGCCGCGACACTGCCCTCCTCGATCCTCACCCGCATCCCGGCGACATAGCCGTGGTTGGCAATATTGACGGTCGCCGTCGTGCCGCTCACCGCAATCCCCGCCAAGTTGGTAAAGGAAAAACCCCACCCTGGCTGCGTAAGGCTGGCCTCACGCAAAATGTAAAAGCGATTAAACGCCTGCACGCACGAAACAAAATCAGTCGGCTCAATAACCTCTTCCGAGCCGGTCGGTGAGGGATATTGAATTTCCTCAATCGGGAATCCCTGCCGGTAAAGAAACGCCGAGGTCGGTCCGCACAGCACGATGTATTCGTTCCCATCGTAATAATTCGGAGAGCTAAAAACGCCACTGGCAAAAACTCCTCCCGTATAAATGCTGCGAATCACGGCGCTGGCATCCAGCACAAATGGCAAGACAAGCGGAGGAGTTCCCGCCGAGATACCATCTCCAAGCCGCTTGGCACCCTTGCGCGTCTGGGCGACGCCTCGGTCGAGGCGCATGTTTTCGCAATACTGGACCATGCCCGGCTGGAGTTGCAGCGGGTTGAGGCGGGAGGCCATGCCGAGGAATCCGGCATCGCCTTCGACTATGGTCTGATCGTCGGGCATCTACCTT